TCCTAAGACTTCCCTTTTTATTTTTCATGAAAGGGGGACAACCTTTGAAAAAAATTATTAAAAGACAAGCTGGCGTTTGTGTCGATGTTCGAGATAAAATTTACAAAGTGAAAGAAGAATTTTATTCACACGATAAGAACAACGCATTTATCGAGTTACAACTAAATGGAGTAGGCGCTGAGAAAATCATAGTGTTATTCCATTTTAAAACGACAAATCGCTTCTTGGAAGTCGTCGGAACGGTTGAAAATAATATCGCAACTGTTCCATTCGATACCAGCTTAATTACAACGGATGAAATTGTGTATGGATATGTCTATGCTGAAAAAGTCGTACAATCAGCAGACCTGCTAAAATTCTCATTTTGGGTTCGTGCTTCAGAAATTGATAAGCACAGCGAATTACCAATAATTGAGAAAGACACAAAACGTATTGTAGCCGTGACGGATATCGTAACAAAAGCTGAACTAGAAGAAGCGATCAAGAATATTCATGTCGAGGGTGCAACGTATGACGACTCAGAAATCTTACGACGTTTACAAGCGCTTGAAACGAAACCAGAAATTGATACAAGCACTTTTGCTACGAAACAAGAACTAGAAAGCAAAGTTGAGCGTGCTGAAATAAGCCATATTTCAGCCGATATTGAATCTTTAAAGACAAAGACTGATAAAGATACCGTCTATGATGATACAGCCCTCAGAGAGCGTGTATCAGCGTTAGAAAACAAGACAGATAATGATACTGTATATAACGATACAGAAATCAAGCAACGCTTGGAAGTTTTGGAACACAAACCA